ACCGTTGTGCGGCAGCAAGTAGGTACGCTTGCCATCCTGCGAAGTGATCGTTGAGAAATGCATCGCGCCATCCGTCGAATAGCCCACGTAGATACGAGGCACGCGCTTGTTGTAACTCGTGCCAAAGCTTTCGGCCCCAGTGCGAACTTGGGCACCAATAGCAGTACCGGCATCAGTATTGGTAGCCGAGAGCTTTACAATCCCGGCGGGTCCAGCGGCCAGAACGGTTTCCCGATATTCAGCGTAGCTGTTGAAATTGAAATTGTTGTACTCGGTCAAGCCCTTCTTGCGCAAGTTCAATACCCATGTACGCAACGCCGCAGCAACCGCAGAGAATCCATCGGCGTCCAAATGAACCGGCTCCAGGATCAGACCTGCCGTGCCAACATAAGGCCCATAACCGATAGCATTGAGCGAGAGCACCGGTGCTTGCGCCGCGAGCGCAGCAACGCCGCCGCTAAAGCCCATCGCGACCGTATACACCTTTGGTATATTGCCCGAGAATGCGCCCTGATTCTCACCGAGTCCTACGGCTTCCAGCGTAAAGGCCGGAAAGGTCGAATTTCCGGTTGCCAAGATGCTCAGGAATCCCGTTGCCTCATTGGTCAGAATCGGCAAAGTGCCCACAAATTGACCAGAGACACCAACGGTCAAAAGGGCATCAAGCTCCAGCATGAGCAAATCAATGGAAGCACCGTTATTACCAGCTTCCAAAGTCGGGAGAGGAATAACACCATCGCGGGTTCCCTTGGACCCAGTGAGCCCAGTCGAATCGAGTTGCAATACCGGTAAAGTAGTATCCGCAATGATAATACTGGAAACAGTGCCCGCGCCTAGAGCATCGAATGGCTGAAAGGCTGAAAGTGAATACGATGCGGAATGCCCTATACCCTGGGCGATCAGTTGTTGGAATACCGCAACCCCCGACCGAATACCTCCACCACCAGCAACCTGAAGCTGTTGAAGAATCGCGCTACCGAGGCCATTGTGCCCTCCGCCGGCCTGCATGGGCTCCATAATCGCCACGCCCGCGGCAATACGTCGCCCCTCCCCTATAAAAGATTGAAGGCTAACAGCAGCGTCCCCATGGGTACCCGTGAATGAGTTTAGTCCAAAATAGCCCGCGGGAGGAGTATAGGTAAATGCCGAACCCCCGAAATTAGCAACCGCACTTGCGCTTCCATGTAACCCAATAAAGACAGAGAGAGTACCTGTGACCGAAGCAAAGGCTTGTCCTTGCGTGACACCATTTTTCCAAAAGGTGATAGTGTCATTATCGCCATCAAAAAGAACACTAATAACAGCCCCATTGCCATAAGTGGCCCCGTAAGCTGTTCCTACGTTATTGGTGAATTTTTTTCCATCTACATAATAATACCCATAAGAGGTACTTTCAAACCCTGGATAAGACCCGTCTGCAAGAGAAGCTGTCTGTGGGCCGAGACCCATCATGATGGAAGTCCCGACAGCACTGATCGTGATCTCGGTATACCATTTCCCCGATGGTACAAACAGTGTCGCTAGGACGCTCTGCCAATTAGCGGAGCCATCGCCCGTAGCAGTAAGGTTCCCATTGGATAGGGTAACCCGAGCATTTTTCGCACTGGGATCAAATGTAACAGCCATTATGCGGGCTCCAAAAATAGTATCCCCACACCGTTAAGTGTGGGGATTTCCATGGGGAAAGAAAATACCTCTTACGCGGTCGGGAGAGTAACGGTGAACGTATCGATGGTCTGGGTGGCGGTGTTTACGATGGAGATGGTGGAAAGATTCAACTCCGCGCCAGAAGTGGCAATCGCCCCATCCATACGTAGGACCGCCTCCAGCGAATCGAGCGCGCCGGCGTCAGATACGGCAGCTTCAAATCGAAACCAGCCGGCGGAACCCGTAACCACTGCCGAACCGGACCACGTTTGCGTAGCGAGTTTCGACAGAATCCCAGAAATCACGTCTCCCCAAAGTAGACCGTTGACAGCAGTCACGCCGCCAGCCATGTTGGAAGCAGAGCCGAAGGAAATCGTAGTACCTGTACCGGCGGGCACCCACGTATTCGGCAGCGAACCCAGACCTTGTTTCGCAGTCAGCGTGATAACACCGCTGGCACCTGTCGTAGTCGCCTTGACGTAGACATTCTTTGGATTGTCGTTAATCTTTTTAGCTACTAATGTCGCCGTGCCAGCGACTGTACCATCTGACGCGACCACTCCACCCATGATCTCAATACCGTTCAACGTGAACGTATCGGCGGTACCGGACGTGCCGGCAAGGGTCAACGAACCGACCGAGAGCACCTCGCGCGTCAACGCGCCCGAGGCATTGGAATACGTACAGAGCAGCGTACCCGTGGGCGCGGCGTCAGCGGTCGAAGGCTGAGCACCCGTGTAAATCTTCAGCACGCAATTTGACATCGCGTACTTGAACGCGCTGCCCGCGAGGATGGCGTTACGTAGAGCGGTAGAAAGTTTCAGTGCCATGTGTGGTTCTCCTTTTAGGCGGCGGGCAGTGTGAACGAGAACGTGGACAGGGTTTGTGTCGCCCCCGTGACAAAGTTCGTGTTCGACATATTCAAGTTCGCGCCCGATGTCGCAATATTGCCATCGAGACGGAGAAAGGCTTCTGCCACGTCGGCGAGCCCGCCATCGGCCACAGAACCGAGCAGACGGAAATAACCGGCTGTACCGTCGGTCACGGCAAGGCCGGACCAGACTTCCAGCACAGCTTTCACCAACGTACCAACGGCGGAATCGCCGAACGTCAACCCGTTAACCGGACTCACGCCGCCCGCCATGTTGTTGTCGGTCTTGGTGATAGTCGTAACGGTCGAAGCCACCACCCATGCATTCGCCAACGTCCCGAGGCCGGGTTTAGCGGTAATAGTGATAGTCGAGGTCGCCGTCTTGCTGGCGACGAACAAGAGATTCTTTGGATTGTTGTTAATCTTGTTCACCACATCCTGAGCGGTCTGGGAAAGCGAGGTGTTGAACGGAGTCGCGGAGCCCATGATCTCAAGACTGTTCACCGTCAAGGTATTGACCGAACCAGAAGCACCCCCGGTAAGCTCCACGCTACCAATCGACTGCACCTCGGCAGTAAATGCGCCGCTGTTCAGGGTGATGGTGGCGAGTAGAGTTCCGGCTACTGCGTCATCCGCAGATGCGGGTTGTGCGCCGGTACAGATCAGGATACGGCTGTTAGCAAACGCGTTCTTCAGCGCGCCAGCTTCGAGCAGAAAGTTGCGAAGTCCTTTGGAAAATCGTAGGGCCATGGGTTAGTCTCCTATTTGTTAGATATGTGCAACATTAGAACGCGACATTACTCACGCCCTCGACGCCGCGAAGTGTCACGATGTACTGTACTGTCCCACCGTGATGACGAATGATCGCAGCGCCTTCATCCATGATCGGGAAGCCGAAGCGTTCCTCGGTCAAGCTGAGCAGCGAGCCGCCATTGAAACCGGCAACTACCCCCTTGGTACTCACGTACAACACGGCGGGCCCTTGTTGGCTTTCTGTGACATCTTCGGCTGGACCGTAAGCAGCAGTGCCGAGGATCGCACCATGAACCGATTTACGGTCGAGCTTCCATTCCGCAGGATTCATACCGGCGAGCCACACCACTTCCGACTCCGTACCTAAGTATACACCATCCTCCATGGGGGCGACAAGAGTGATGCGATCTGTGAAAGGCAAACCCTTGCGCAGGTCAAATAGTTCAGGCGCATAGGGCTCACTGCGATAAAGCATATTGCCGCGCGCCAATAAGACGTAGCCCGCGAAGGCCGAGATTAGGCGGCTGGGCAAAGCGGGGGAAAGAAACTGGGTCATCAACGGCAACGTACCAATGCGCTCATCCATGTAAGTTGTTTCGGTCGTGGAATTCGGCATGACCTGCAATGAATAGGGCTGATCGCCGTTAACAGGAGTAATGTAGATGCGTTTAAACAACACATCCGGATCGGTGGATACAGGCAAATCATAGAAGCGAAGCCCGCCCATCGTCAGTAAGGTGATGTTGCCCGAGGCCGGCGCTCCCGATTCCTGTCCATCGCTCCGAATGAACGTCATGGTGTACTGATAGTCGCCGGCTGGAAGGCTTCCCCCGATGACCTGCACCAAGGGGAGTTTAGATGGTAATTGCAGACCCCACGAACGCGAGGACCCATCCTCGAACACACCGAACTCCACACCGTTCGAGTAGAACACACGAGCGCCAATGCTAGCGTAATGCATGCGGACACCAGCGGTCAAGCCCGAGCGCACTACGCGCGCCGTCAGGTCCGGCATGATCTGCACGAGATCGGTGCCATTGACCGAGAGCGCAAGCACGCCGTCGCTCCAGAGAGATTGATGCGGAACAGTAATCGAGGTGGCCTCGAAGCCTTTGCGGCGACGGAGACGGAAGGCGTCGGTTTGATCGACGTTAAGGGCGATGGACAAATCCCCCGGTTCGAAACTTTCCTCCCCAACGGTGTTACGCAGACCGAGAAACTTTTCGAACGTGTATACGTCCTTGTCCTCGTTAGCAATCGCCACTGACCCATCCCCCAAAGCGAAACTGCGGCATGGACTGCTGACGACGTTGGCGATCCTGCTTGGCCTTCGTGCAAAGCGCCACGAACTCCGCAACCCACGCGCGACCGAGACTGCGTAGCTCAGCATCGATATCGGCGGTGTTTGCCAAGCATGAACCGGCAGCGAAAGAAGCCAGTTGGAGATGATACTCCTCGGGTACCTCGGGCTCTTTATCCGGGGCATCCTCAGACATGGGCGCAAGAGGCAGGCGCACCACCGAGAGGTTGAGTTTCAGCAATGCAGCGGTGGCATCAGGCTTCAGGCGGATACGAAGGATGCGCGTACCCATGTCGGTCGAATAACGACTCGGCCGTCCAGGATTTTCCACCGTAGCGATGTTGATATCCCAGAAGCCAGGGTCGTTAACCTGCGTCATCGCCAGCATTCGATTGTCATCGTAGCCCACACGCACCATATCGACATCGGTGTCGCTCAGGCGTGCGGTCTTGATATGCAGAATGGACTTGTGGAACGGGTAGTTGCTGATGTTTTCCGCGAGGGTAATTTCGCACACCTCGGGAGTCACCGTGTCTTCGATGACCCATGCATCGCGGGCGAGGCGGCGCTCAGCCTCGTTGAGATACCGGAGCACAGTGCTGTCCTTGAACAACTGATCGCTCGCGCCGGCTAATAGCTCGGCACGGTCATCCAGCATCGGACCAGCAATGTGCTCCAGTAGCTCAGAGGTTTTCATTACAGCGCAGCGTCGAACACCGGCAATTGGAGATTGGTGCGAGCACCCGCGGCATCGACCGTCTTGCCGTAGTTCTGGAACGGGAAGCGCCGGGCTTTGCGAACATCATAGCCCGCGGGATTGCCCTGTGCGTCGGTCTTTACGACGGCCTTGTCCTCGACGGCGTGGTTCAGATTGTCAATGACCTCGATGGGCACTTCGACTATCTTGCCGCGCTTGATCTGATACAGACGGCCGTTACAACCGACCGGCACCGGGTCCACTTCCTGCGTATCGCGGGCTTCATCGATCATGATCGCAAAACGTTCCTGGGTCGAAGCACGCGATTCGTTCGCGGCCTTGACATGCTGATCGATCAGTTGGCGATCCTCCGCGGCTTTCTTCATCGCGAGTTTTTCGAGTTCCAACCTACGGATTACAGCTTGAAGCTCCGCGATTGTCGGCTCATTGGCCGGCGATATTTCTTCAATCCCGGCGAGCGCGCCTTGATTGACGGTACTCGTTCCGATTTTTGCATTCATTTCCATGTTCCCCTCCCTATGTTAAGATTGAACTACTTACTTGCTCTTGGCGGCTTCTTCAAACGCCGACGCATATTCCGACTCCGGAAGTTGCGCAAGCGACGACTTGACCAGCTTCAACACCTCAGCCACACTTTTCGCTGCGTAGCTCTCGGTACAGTCCCCGATGTAAGGCATCATGCCGGAGCCGCTGCCTTTTTCTTTCTTTGCCGCTGCTTGCTTAGCCTTGATCGCTGCCATGTCGGGCACTTCAACCATGAAGCCGTTCTCCAGCGGTTTGATGCGAATCACGTAGTCGCCCATCATGGTACACCCTCCTAAAAAACACCCTCGCGCCGACATGCGCCGAACGCGAGGGCGTGATCGATCACTGGTCGCCGGTTAGGCGAGAGCAACCCATCGGTATTGCTTGTTTTGCAGATTCGCGCCCGTGGCGATGGTGACGGTCGCAGCCGCTTCGACGCCGACTTGCTGAGTCTTCGTATCGTTCACGATGGTACTCGGACCCGGATAAGCGACGTTGTTGATCACGCCAGCGTTGGTCGGGTCGGGTGTACCGGAACCACCGGATTGATTACCGGACGGTGCGGCGATCACCACGAGGGAACCGGTGTTCAGCGTGCGAACACCGTCCACGGCGGTATGAAGCACGTCGGCAACAGCCATGCCTTCGTATTTTTCCTCCGTGATCCGGTCGGTCTCGTTGAGCCATTGGAAATAGGTCGGCACGAAACCGAGTGTGATGACGAGTGCGCCGGGGGTAGCTGCGTCGTCGAGGTGGCTACCTTGAGCGCGCCGAACGGTGCCCTGGGTTTGAAACTGGGAAGCAGTGATGGTCATGTTCGTTTCTCCTTCTGAGGTTGAGAGTGCGATCAACCGGGGCCGTTAAGCCCCGGCGTCACGGGTTAGTTCGTTGCCGCAACTTCCGCGCGCACCATCCACGCGTCGTTGAGGATGACCGTGGTCTGCATGGTCTTCCAGCCGGCCGTGCCGCGTTGACCCAACGGGTCCCCAACAGCGGGCTTCGGATTGACCACCATGATCGCAAGGCTGTCCTTGCCCTTCAGCGGCACAATGCCGTAGGCGTCCTTGGCGAGGAAAAGGACCGGATACACGTCGGCGAGTGAGCCGCCGGTCGAGATCATCGTTGTAGTCGCGGCCCCGGCGTTCGGGAACGATGTGAAGATCGTCGATTTCAGGTAGCGCACGTCCTCGACCGCGCCGATTTCATTGGCAAACGGTGTCACCGTCCCGTACTTCTTGGTCGGGATGAAGCCGGTGATATTGCGCACATCGTTGGAAAGGTCAGGATGGATCAGACCGATGTACGCAGCCTCGACGGGTTCGGTACTGAACGCAGCCGTGGAAGCCACAACCGATGTCATTTGCTTCGCGTTTTGGCGATCCAGAGTACGGGTCACCTTGCGTTGCAGCGCGAGGGTGAGCGGCGTGTTTACGTCGGTACGAACTGAGCCGTTCGCGACGAAAACGTTGGTGCCGGCCTTGATCGTGTTGTAACGGAGGGTCTCGACAGTCTGGGCGGCTTGCTCGCCGAGCACCCCGGAAATTTCCTGAAGAAACGGGTCTTCGTGCGTGTCTTCGATCACGTCCGAGAACGGAACGTAGTCGCCGTATTGCTGAAGTGTCGCGGACACGTCGGTCACAGTCACGCGGCTACCAGCGGGCGTCACGCCTTCGACGAGCGGAGTCGTCGCGAGTGGCAGCGCGTTGTAACGGCGGAATTTGGCAACCTTGGTGGCGCGATTCGGCATGACGTAGGTTTGGCCGAATTTCTCGATCACAAGGAACGGGATGCCGCGCGTCAGCATCTTCACGACAGCGTGAGCGGCGGTGCGGGGGGTGATGTCTCCATAGAGCATCGGGGATGCGGACATTTGGTTCTCCTTCTGTTAAGTTTGGGGGATGATGTCTTGCGCCGCAACTATTTCGGGCTCGCTCAGGTGTTGAATCAACACCTCAAGCATAGCTCGCGCACCTTCGGCTTGATGCATTTGTACTTCAAACCTTTGGCGTTGGACCTCTGCCCCCGCCTTCAGCTTGCTCAAAAATTCTGATGTGAGTTGGGCCATGTTTACGCGTTGAAGTTAGCAGCCGTTGCCGCGAGCAGGTAATAGTCGGCACCTGCAATTTTGACGCGAAGGCCATGGGTGACCTCGTTAATGTTCGTGATGGTGCCCGTGGCGGCGACTTTGCCTCCAGCCACGGTAACGCCGGCCAGATTGAGAATATAGCCGTTCGTATCGAACGTCGCCGCGGCGTCACCATAAACCGACGCATAGATCATGGCGGTGGCCGTACCGGTCAGCGCGCCAGCCGGCAAACCGAGTTCGAGTTCGAGCGGGGCATAGTTTCCTTGACTGCAACCGGCGGACAGAATCATCTCGGCCACAAAAGCCGATCCGAGCCCGTTAACCCGGCCGGCCGCACCGAACTCGATCTGCGCTTTGAGGGCATTTGCCCAACTGCCGAGCGCGACGTTCGTATCCAGTTCGAAGCGGGCACGCCCACCGACGCCACCGACGCCCGTCATCGTGGTCTGAACCACGAGAGATTCGAAGCTCGAACTGCCGGACGTGGACGGGCTCGAAATGTTCAATTCCGCGCCCTCGTCGAACAACTTCGCGAGCAGCTTCTTTACTTCGTAGTCACGAATGATGGACTGGTTGACGACGGTCTTGGTAAGGGCCATGGGTCGATCTCCTTATTTGTTAGCCGCGACCGCCTGCGCAAATGCGCCATCGAAATCGTTGGCGTCCTCCACGAGGGCGTTTGGTGCGGTGCGCTGGCCGGACACTGGCGCTAGCTCGCCCGCCTTGGTCTTGGCGGCGACTTGCTCCTTGGTCGGCACGGCGGGAATTGGGGAGGCTGGCGTTGGTGAACCCTGCGGCTTCGGCTGGGTGCCATTCGCTTCCTTGAACCTGTTCACGAGGTCAGAGACTTCTTGAACATTGCCCTCATTGTAGACTCGTTTAAAGGCTTCTGTCAAGTAAGCCGGTTGCTTCGCGATCCAGCCCTCCAGTTGAGGATAGATCGTATCGTAGTCGGCATGCGCCTTGAGCACCTGTTCGCGGAAGCTGTTACCCTCAACGTTCGCAATCGAAGTTGCCAGTGGAGCGATATCCTCATACAACTTACCGACGATGGAAGTCAGTGCGCGAGCAAACCGGGTTTCGAGCGAAGCTATTTGATGCTCGTTCCTGATCTTCATCGCCGCGGCCACATCCGGCCACTCCTTCTCGAACGAGGCAATAACTTGGTTCTGTTCCTCGGTCAATACTGGGTCTTTGATCTCGCGCGCTTCCGCCTGTTCACGAGCGGTCTTTTCCGCGGTCTGACGGGCAGCAGTTTCCTCCGCCACACGGCGAGCAGCTTCTTCCGCCAATTGACGAGGATCGGGCGCGACCGCAGCAGCGGGTGCAGGCGCGGGCACGGCCGCAGCGGCGGGTGCAGGCGCGGGAACGGCCGCAGCAGCGGGTGCAGGCGCGGGTGTCTCGATCTTCTCGGGCGCGACCGCAGCAGCGGGTGCAGGCGCGGGCACGGCCGCAGCAGCGGGTGCAGGCGCGGGTGTCTCGATCTTCTCGGGCGCGACCGCAGCAGCGGGTGCAGGCGCGGGTGTCTCAATCTTTTTCGCCTCGGGTTCAAGGCCGGCAATCGCCGCATTAAATGCTGCATCGAAATCGTCGGCACTTACTGCCGGTGTTACTACCTCGGTCTTTACAGCCGCGGCTCCCCCTGTTGTTTCGGTTGTCATGTTCCCCTCCCTTGGTTAGTCTTTCTGTGTTGCGAACTCGCGCGGCGCTTTCAAGATATAGTCCATGATGCGCTGCATGCTATTGTACTCCGACTGATATTTTACCAGATCAGCCCCAACCGCGCGCTGCCACTGAACGAGGGCCCTGTCTCGATCAAACTTGGCTAATTCCAACAGCGCGTTCAAACCCGCTTCATGCCGGGCCTGACTAACTACCTTTCTTAGGTCCTGCTCCTGCCCCCTGATTGTTTCCATTGGCGATGGCCTCCACTATGGCTGAAAATGTATCCACGTTCGCGCTGGTATTAGCTTTAAGTGCCAGCGCGAAATCCTTGAATGCACCTGCGATGTTGGCGCGTATCTCAGAGCGTATCACCTCCGATTGTTGCTGCGCCGTAGACTGAGCTTGTGCCGCCTGTTCCGCGAGCTTCTTGTTTACCACGGTTTCTTCTTCGAGAATGTCCATCGGCAGATCGCGAACTTTCATCCGTTCCATCAGCATCTTCTTAGTGCTGATGTATAGCCTTTCGTCCGGGGTCAGCGTCGTCGAAAATTGATCGAGATGCACACCACGAACTTCCTTCGCGATCAGCGATGTCGAACCGCGAGCGATCTCAGTAAAATCGCCCTTAATAGATTCATCGTCGTTAAATTGCATGTTCCAGTGATATAGCGACGAAATAAAACTAGTGGTGAAGTGATCGAAGTTCCGTACCGTATCGCGGATCGGGAGAGCGGCGGCACCCATCAGCATCGACAGGTTACCCTGCGTGCGTAACGCCTCCGAACCACCCTTGGTTACATCGCCCAGCGCCGAGGGTGGGAGAGCCGTCTCGGTATCTGCGAAGCTCATGAATAGCTCGATGATTGAACGCAATTCGACAATGTGCCCATTAACGGGGATTTCCTGTACCGCTCGTTGAGACGCATCGGCCCCAATACCCTCGCGCAAGAAAATCTTGCGAGCATGAATGTCCAGTGATTGACCGGGCACCAAGAGGTCCTGATTCAGTTCCAGCATCGGACCGCAGACCACGCTAGCGTTGTCCAACAACATGCGAGTAGCTTCACCGATGGCGAGCGCGCTGTCACGCATGACCTGCGGCACACCGATGCCGAGCAGGTTAATGTCATCCTCCTCATACACGAAGATGTGGTGTGGCCGAATTTTCGCATCATGCGGGTTGAGCTTAGCCTTGATGATCCGGCCGTCGATACCCCACACGTTCGCCTCGTGCTCTTTACTCAAGTCCGCATCGCTAACAGCGACGCCGCAGGCACGAAGCTCGTGGCCGGAAACGAAGCCCCACCATTCCCATGACTCGTACTTGCGACCGGTCAGATCGGTCAGGTTCTTGCGATCCCCGCGCGTGCGCAGTTCCGTTTCCCAGTGAAGCTCCTTGTAATTACCGGCCGTATTTTGGCGCAGGTACTCAAGGATGGATTCTTTCATGAAGTCCGGGCGCTGCGCCAACTCAGAAAACTGGTTGCGCGACATGATGTGGCGGAAAAAGGCCCCATCCATCTGTTTAAATGTCTTGGCACTCAGGTCCGGATAGAAATCCCAGATTGAGCAGAACTCGTAGAACGGAGCGAACTTCTCGACCACGGTCGCCTTAAGCTTACCCATGGCATCCTTCACCCACTTGCGAGACTTTTTCGACACAACCATCGGGCCCTTCAAGAGCCCAGCAGAGTAAAGCACCGCACTGAAGATCACGCGGCGAGCTAGAGTGATGTACTCGATCTCATCGAGTTGATCATCCATCTCCACCTCCATGCGCTTAGCCTTTTCCTTGGCGAACTCCTTGACAGCCTTCTCGATCACGTCATCAGGAATGTTAGCCGTATCCCCACCAGCGGCTTGCAACTCGGCTGTTAGAGTGTCAAGCACGTGTTGCAGATCACCTTCGGACAGATCAGGGAGCGGGCTCTCCGAGATGCCCCAATTCTTCTCGGTTTGTGGGAACAGCATCTCCATCAAGCGGGCGACGGTCCCGACCACTTTGGTCCGGGTAATCTTGGGATATGCCCTCGATTGGTCCTTCGGAATGCGACCCTCAATCTCGGGATCGTAGACGCCGCGGAACTGGCGCAGGTTACGCAGCCATTGCATCTCGGTCTCGCGGCGGTCTTTCTGATACTGACCGAAGCGGGAAAAAAGAGTAACGCCCAACGCGGTCATCTTTTCCACGTTAATCTGGAGCGGCTGTTGCTCGTCTGCCATTAGGTCCTCCTTGTGTAGATACCAGCTTGGCTGTTAACCTTCCTCAGCCACTCCTTGCGATCTTTTTCGCGGTCGGGCTCGTTAGTGCCCTTGAAATAGTACATATCGCCATACTGCCCAGCTTCGCAGATGTGCGAGAAAATGTTCTTGTCCACCTCGGCACTGATTATACCAGATTTGCTGATCTTGAAATGGTAGCCGCCCTTCATGCCCCGGATCAGATAGGAACATTGTGGACTGATCAGATAGCCCGAGCCCATCTCAGTCCGACGGGTCAAAAAGAAATCGGTCGCCCCCGTTCGATGCACGGGACTATTCGAAAAGGCGAACTTGACGTTTCGGAAGCCGCACATCCGAAAGATATCCACGCAGGATTTCTCGTCAGTCTGGGCCGGCGTATTCCCAGCCGGGTCCCCGGTCACCCGCACATTGCAATCCGAATACTTATTCTTAAGTAGTGGCTTCAGTTTCTCGTTAATGGCCCGTTGAAGTCCCATACCCTCGGTCACGATCTCATCCAGCGTGAGCACGCGACCATGCAAGTCCTGCTGCTTCAGTGCAATCGCGGGGGTAAGCCCGAAGTCCGCGGCCACCAATAGTAATAGGTGCTTGTTCGGCACCAAAATGTCTTTAGCGATATGGTAATCCGGGTCAAAGGTCGGATGCACAGGCTTGCCAGCCTTACTCTGGCCGTACATGCCGAGCACGTAAACCTTAACATACTCGTCGCTCTTATCACGTACCAGCGTCGAGTAATAACCCGATGGTAGATTCCCGATGTTATCCGCCTTGGAATTTGTGATCAATCGCCAACCGTTCTTCATCACCCATTCGCAAGGTTCACTCGCGTCCACACGCACCATACCGCCGGGCTGTGAAAAGATAACCCAGTCATTCGGACGAGCATTACCCGTATCGGGGTCGAGGCCCTCCAACATGGACCACCAATAAGAGCCTTCCTCGGGCGGGTTCGTATCTGCCCAGATACCGGCCCATGTCGCACCACCATCCGACATCTTCGGATATTGGTTAATCCGACCATCCAGACCCTCCACGATCTCCCGAGCAATCTCACGGGCCTCATTGATATATGCGCCTGTTAATTCCAACGACAGGAGGTTCTTCACATCCGAAGCATCATCCAACGCCCGGAACATGACCTCGGCCTTCACATCGCCAAACTCCAGATAGAACGTCTTGCCAGTTTCCTTCCACCAGCCGCATGACCCATCAGGGAACCAATCGAACCACGTCTTCATGGTCGTGTCACGCAACTGTGGCATCGTGTTCCGGATCACGGCCCAGCGCGAGCGGCGAATGCCATCCTTGCCCGGCTTCTGTTCCTTCGCTCGCCGCACGATCTCCACCATCGAGGTGACCGATTTGCCCGAACGGAACGGGCCACACACCACGCGAAAGCGCGCATTGCACCGCATAAAGGCGGTACTGGTGACCG